TTCGCCCCGAACTGGCGCACGTACTCCATAAATACCGGACTATTCGCCATGTCATTACCGGTTCGGATGAAGTGAAACGACACGGCACGCTTTATTTGCCGATGCCGAACGCCGAAGACAAAAGCAAAGAGAACAAGGCGCGGTATAACGCATACAAAACGCGGGCCATGTTTTATAACTTTACCGGTCGGACTATTGCCGGTCTTATGGGTCAAGTCTTCGCCCGTAGTCCGGTGTCGGAAATCCCGAACGAATTGGACCGCGTTGAAGCGAACGCGACCGGCGGCGGTGTCACGCTTGAACAGCTTGCGAAGCTGACGCTAGGCTACACGCTTTCGCTTGGTCGGTCGGGTCTGTTGGTGGATTACCCAACGACGGGCGGCGCAGTGACCGCCAAACAGGTGCAGGACGGCGAAGTACGCCCGACCATTACCGCATACGATGCCGAAACCGTCGTGAATTGGCGCGTGAAAGATCGCGGCGCAAAGAAGGTTTTGTCGTTGGTTGTCATCGCTGAAATTTGGCCGTTCCATGATGACGGTTTCGAAATCAAGACCGCGTGCCAATTCCGCGTCTTGTGGCTTGATCCGGAGAACGACGATAACTACACGGTCGATATCTGGCGCGAACCCCAACCGTCAACATGGGTTGCCGGTGCGTCGATTCCGGCGGATAAGAATTTCGAATTGCACACGACAACGACGCCGCTTGACCCGAACGGAAAACCGTTCAACGAAATTCCGTTTATGTTCGTCGGCGTGAACAACAACGATGAATCAATCGACAACCCGCCTTTGTGGGATTTGGCCGATTTGAACATCGGTCATTACCGCAATTCGGCGGACTACGAAGAAGCCTGTTACATGCTCGGTCAACCGACGTATTGGTTTTCGGGTTTGACCGAAGCATGGGTCGATAACGTGCTGAAAGGTCAAGTGCGCCTTGGTTCGACCGGCGGCGTATTGTTGCCGGAAAACGCTTCGGCGGGCTTGCTGCAACCCGAACCGAACACGATGGTTAAAGAAGCGATGGACGCCAAAGAACGGCAAGCCGTCGCGCTCGGTGCGAAGCTTGTTGAACAACAACAGGTTCAACGCACCGCAACCGAAGCCGGTCAAGAACACGCGTCCGAAACATCGATTCTTTCGACGGCGGCAAAGAACGTAAGCGCCGCGTATCGTTGGGCGCTGATTTGGTGCGGTCGATTCATGGGTCTTGTCGATGATATCGAATCGGTTGACCCTGAAGAATACAAGTATGAATTGAATTCCGATTTTGCGATGATGAATCTTTCACCGCAAGAACGGGCGCAACTTATCAAAGAATGGCAATCGGGCGCTATCTCGTTTACCGAAATGCGGGCGGTTCTCCGTCGCGTAGGTGTTGCAACCGCCGACGATGAACAGGCAATGTCGGATATCAAACAAGAACAAATCGACGCGCTAACGATGGTTCACACTATCGAAAATGCCGGTGCATCGCCGACGAATAAACAACCGGCGCAACCGGCAAACGGGGCAACGTAATGATTACCAATAGTCAACTATATAACCTTGTTACGCGAATCGCACTTCTAACGGAGTGCGTGAAGCTCGGTGAAGGTTTGGCGTTTGCCGAAATGATTAACGGATTGAAAGACGAAATTCGTTCGATTATCGTCGGCGTTAAATACGGCAAGCTTTCGGATATGACGAAGACCGAATTATATTCGCTCATTCTCGCTATATCCAAGGTTCAGGGGAAAGCGTTCAACGAGTATTCAGCGGACCTTAACAAGTTCTTGTATTCGTTTATGAATGCCGACGCCGCATTGACTAAACGAGTTCTCGCAACCGCATTCATGCGGGATATCGACCCGACCGCAACAGTCGCCGACGATACCGAAGCGTTGGAATTTTTCGAATACGAAGAAGAAAATTCACGCCGTAAGCCGGTATTCGGTTGGGATACGATTCACCGAAAAGATACCTTCCCGGCGCTTTGGTCGAAAATCGGTAACGGTTTCATTCCTGCAAACGGTCTGACACTTGCCCAATTCATCAAAGCATTTACCGATTCGGCGCAAGGTTCGGTGTTGAATGCCGTTCGTGCAGCATGGGCAAACGATTTGACGCCTGAAGAAGCGGCAACGGGAATTGTGGGCAATGATAAGACCGGCGAATCAGGCATTCTTGACAGGGTAATCAACCAAGGTCGTGCGGTAATCGATACGACAACCCAAACGGTTTCGCAAGGTGTATCGGGCGGTATCAATTCGGCGCTGTTTGACCGTTATCGTTGGGATTCTGTTATGGATTCCCATACAACGGATATTTGCCGTCATCGAAACGGGCATATCTATGTCTATGGCGAAGGACCGATGCCGCCCGCGCATATTCGGTGCCGTTCCCACACTACGCCGGTTAATGGTTCGGATGACACCGAACGTCAAACCCTGTATAGTTGGGCTTCGTCGCAATCGGTCGCATTTCAACGCGCGACATTTAGCGGTGCCGGTCGAACACTTGCTGATATTCGCCCGATGACGGTTGACCAATTCGCAAGTGAAGCAACTACAATTCTTTCTTAACTCCGGTTCCGTGAACCGGCTTTTATAGGTGATACCTAAAATGGCTCTCAAACTGAAACTTACCAAGGCTGAATACGACGCACTTCCCGACGCTGTTAAAGCGGAATACAAAGCGGACGGCGACGCGTACAAGCTGGACGTTTCGGATTTGCCGGATACCGGCGCATTGGAACGGGCGCACGTTCGGACGAAAGAAGAATTGAACGAAGCGAAGCGCGTCGCGAAAGAAGCGCAAGACAAGCTTGACGCATTGGGCGTCGATGCTGCACGCAAAGCCGGTGATATTGCGACGCTGGAAAAGTCTTGGAAGGAAAAAAGCGAAGCTGAAGTCGGCAAGCGCGATTCGCGTATTCAATTGCTCGAAACCGGGCTGAAGAATGCGGCGATTACCGAAGCGACTTCGAAAATCGCTTCGAAGTTGACCGAACATACATCGATTCTTTCGCCGCATATTCGTTCGCGAATTACGGCGGAAATCGACCCGGAAACCGGTTTGGCCGTTACCCGTTTTCTGGACAAAGACGGCAAAGTTTCGGCGTTGTCCGCCGATGACTTGCAAAAAGAGTTTGCAGAGAACAAAGAGTTTTCTGCTATTATTCGTGTTAGCAAAGCGACCGGCGGCAATGCTGGCGGCGCTGGCAATGGGGCAAACGGTGCGAATCGCATCGGAAACAATCCCGATGAAAAAGCCGATCTTTCGAAAGTTTCGCCCGGTGATTTGGCGGCACGAATCGCCGCTAAGAAAGGCGAAACACTCGAATCGTAATCGGCGAAATACAAACCGTTTACCATTTAGGAATTATCATGGCACTCTCTGACCTTGCGGTTTATTCCGAATACGCGTATTCGGCAATGACCGAAATTCTGGACCAACAAATCGGTCTGTTCAACGCGTCCAGCGATGGCGCAATCGTGCTGCGCCCCGCCGCGCACCAAGGCGATTACAGCGACGAAGCATTCTTCGCGAAGATTACCGGCGGCACGGTGCGCCGTCGTAACGCGTACGGTTCCGGCACGGTCACCGCGAAATCGCTGAAACACCTTGTCGATACGTCGGTGAAGGTTGCCGCCGGTTCGTACCCGATTCAGCTTGACCCGGCGCAATTCAAGTGGATTCAGCAGAATCCGCAAGTCGCTGGCGCGGCAATGGGTCAACAGCTTGCGGTCGATTCGATGGCGGACATGCTGAATACGGCTATCGGCGTCGGCGTCGCTGCGCTGTCGCAAGTCGCGGCGAACATCAACGACGTACACGCGGCAACTGCGCCCGCCGACAAGACTTCGTTTATCGCACTGACGCAAACGGCGTCGAAACTCGGTGACCGTTCGTCCGCAATTCGTTGTTGGGTCATGCATTCAACGCCGATGACGGACCTTTTTGTCAACGCGTTGAACAACGCCGAACGGTTGTTCCAGTACGGCAATACGAACGTCACGCGCGACCCGTTCGGGCGTCTGTTCGTCATCACCGATGCGCCCAACCTGCAATGGTCGCAAACGACGCCGAGTGTGGACGCCGGTTTCTACACAATGGGTCTGCAATCGGGCGCAATTTACGTCGGTCAGAACAACGATTT